ATTGACTGAGTTTCTTCAGCAACTTCTTCTTCAGCAGCTTCAAACCCTTCAACTTTCATAGCAGACATAATAGACTCATATGAAGCTGCGAGGTCATCTTTTTTCTTACCCTTAACTGCGTCAAGCATAGCATTGATCATGCCAGACTTAGTCTTGGGTACAGGTGCTTGTTTCGGTGCGGATTTCTTGACAGTAGCGGCAACTTCATCAGCTGCAGCCTCACCATCAACTTCTTTCTCCGCCGAAGCTTCAACGATTTCTTGCTCTTCGGCAAGAGTTTCGTCTAGCTCTTTTAAGTCTTGATCAGACATCGGATATCTCCTGTACAAATTAATTGGTTAACACGTGTATTTATAAAAAATTATAATTTAGAAATAAAATCTTCAAACACTTTAATCTTAGCTTCTTCAAGGTTTTTCTTTGAAGATGTTTTGATTTCATTTCGATAATCGGCTATGGTAGCTTCACGGATGATTCCGTTCTCCCAAACCCACTCTTTACCTTCCATGATACCTTGAACAAATGCATCTGGAGCAGATGGGTCTGCTACAATATCAGCTGCGGTGGCCAAGTAGAAGTCGTTTTGCACTTCAGCTACTCCTTTCCCATTCGGTTTGACTGTACCCATACCACGTGAAGATACACCTAATTGGGCACCCTCATCCATAAGCGACTTAACAATCGCACCGTATGGAGTTTCAGTCATAATCTTAGCACGTCCCATAAAGTTTGAACCATCACGCTTCAAACCCGTAATCATATGAGATACACGCTCTAAATTAATAGTTGGACCTTGCGGGTGACCCAACTCACCATACGCACGGTTCTTTTCTACATATTCTTTATTATATCTAGCGATTTCTTTATCAAGAACTTCTGCGGGATATACTCGACCGTTTCTATTCTTAATATCGCCTTGCAAGAAAACACCTTCGATGAAATATGACTTCTTGCCATTATCATCTTTGGCTTCTGTCAGATAATTGATATCTTCATTTACTTCGCAGATTAATTTCATCTTAGTTTCCTTTTTTTTAAAATCCTGATCTTGCGATCGGAGTAGCTTTAAAAGTAGTTGCACCACGCAGACCCTGTCCAGGCTCTAAGGTTAAAATTATAACTTCATTCGCTACCATAGTAAGAACAGCAAAGTCACCGCTGTCAGCAGCATTTCTAATAGTTACATTACCCGCAGCGCCAGCAACTAAACGAACTGCTTGATCGTCTTTAACTTTAGTTTCGCCAGCAGCAAGCGCAACTGTAGCACCGAGTACTTTCATTATTTGCCTCCAAACGCAACGTCTAATAGTTGGAACATACCCTCAGGCGATTTCTCCAACATTTTCTCAGCCTTTGCTTTATTAGCTGGCTTGAGTTTCTTAAGCATATTTAGCAAAGCTGCAGCAGTGGTCATATCGAGTTCTTCGCTCTTACCATTACCGAACTTAACCTTTTTAGCAGATTTGCTTTTTGTGATAGCTTGAAGTTGATCTACGACTTTGCCTTCCGACAAGTCAGATTCCTCATCGTCTTCTTCAGGGCATTCACACTCATCATCGCCATCTTCACACTCACACTCATCTTCTTCCTTGATTTTAGCTTCCATAATTTCAGCACGATCACCATCAAACTGGTGGTCGCCAGCTACAGGGTGCTTAGTCACAGTCATTTTATGTTTCTCTACAAAATCCTTTTCCTTTTTAGCTTTAGGTTCTAGAGCTTTTTCAGGAGTATCAGAGCCACTGACAGCAAGGTCAGCAGCATTGTTGTCTTCGGCAACGAATGATTTAAATCTTTTAATAGCCATTGCTATTCCTCTGTCGTAGTTTCTACTTTTTCTGGTTCAACTTGAGACATAAAGCTAGTTTGAACATCAAATCGCTTTACATCTACCGCATCTCTTACCTTATCCATTAACAAATCATTGATAACGCTTTTGAAACCATTTACATCTCCATCAGCAGCCATACCGACAGCGTCTAAGGATGTTACAGTAACTTCTTCTTTATCGCTCATAATAATCTCCAAATATTATTTATAACTAAAAATCAGTATCATCATCTTCGCCATTATCTTCTTGGGCGATTTGATCATCGATTTCTTTAATTTCTTGCTCAGATTGCATTAATACATTCTTACGAATCCAGTCCTGAGAATAATATTTACCAGCAAACTGATCAACATCTTGTACCAAAGATAACCTTTCTCGTAATATCTCTGATGATTTCAATTCAGCAAAGTGGTTATCTTCAAGGAAGTCAAACCGCAAACCCCTTTTAACTTGAGCCCACTCATCCTTTGTGATAACGCCTTTCAGTAGAAGTTGCTTTTCTAGTAGTATATAGAACAATTCAGCAAAGCGACTTCTGAGTCTAGAAATAAACTTGGAGAACTTCAACTCATCTCTATTGATTTCAGAAGCTCTACCAATATTAAACTGGTTTTCAGATTCTAACCTTGATACTGGTACGTTTAATGATTCATACAACTTTCTTCTAAAGTATTCAACATCGTCCATTTCACCAAGGTTTTGTCCACCTGGAAGTGTACTAATTTCAGTACCGCTACTTCCTTCTCTACGAGGTAGCCAATAATCTTCTAGCATAGTTAGATGCTTTCTGGAATCACGAACCTCACCAGAGTTAGCATCATACACTAATTTGTTCTTATGCTTAACCATCATGTCACGCAGGTATTGCTCAGCTTTAGCTTTAGGCAAGTTACCCACGTCTATATAAAATATTCTACGCTCTGGCGCACGAGCCAAACGGTAGATAACAGTCGCATCCTCAAGCATGCGCAACTGATTCATTGGTTTTATAGCCTTATTCAAGTGACTCAAAACCATACTATTTCTTTCGTCCATCAACCCAGAGTGAGAAAATGCGATAGAGTCTAACGAAATCTTAACGCCCTGATTACCAGCAGATACACCTCGAGCGGAATAAACAAAATACTCATCATATTTCTTAGCCGATACTTGAGTATTGCCTTGGGCATTTGTATTTTTATTATCTCTTTTCTCGACTCTCATCTTTTTAATTTTACGAGGGTCAATATAACGCAATTCTTTGATACCATCCCTTGGGAATTTAGTATCGATCATGATATGGTAATATATCCTTCCGTCAACATACCAGTTTCTGAAGATTTCATATCCCTGATTCTTAAAATTCAGCAAATCTAAGACTTCAACAAATTCTTCTCGAATTCTTTTCTTGATAGAACTGGGCTGTTTTATGTCATTAAGTATAACATCAACAGAGCCATCAGTACCATCAAATATAATAGCTTCATTACATACATCGTCAATAGCTTTATCGCATTCGCTTTGCAGGGACATTTCTCTGTAACGAGTAATTAACGCTGCTTCATTTTTGGCTGCACCATCTAAATCTACAGTTGTGCCGAAAGCACCGCCTTCGGTGACATTCAGAGCGCCATCTGTATTTGGTGGTGGCGCGAATGACTGTACCGTCGGAGGTAACTCATCTTCTTTGCGCCCTATTTGAAAGCCGAATAGTTCTATAGCCATTATGGTATTTTCCTCATAATAATTGGGGTGTCATACTTATTTATATGATCACCCCATGATCACTTTTTAGGATTAAATCCCGCCAGCGTCGCCAGTAGTTCCACCAACAACTTCCCAATAATCATACTGGAATGTCACGCCGAACTCCTGGATAGCTTCGCTGTCCCAAGCCAAATCAATAGCAGCAACTTCAGTTGGGTAAATACCAACGAAGTTGTAAACACGGAGGATAGACCCGTCTTTTGAGTATTGAGTAACTTGAGCATTCGACTTATACAAACTAGGAGCAGTTCCTCCAGCTGTAGTCACATTACCTTGAGCAGAGTTGATTGCGTTTGACCACTGCTCCATAGCATTGCGAATAGCCATGTCTTCATCATTGATAATCGTAGGTGCCCACTCAGCATAAGTGCGGTTACCAGCAATTTTTACTTGACGACCGAAGTAAGGAACTTCGATAACACCAAGAGTTGATGCTGGTACTTGAGCAGCTTTTACCATAAATGGTACTTGCGCATCAGCAACACCGTTGATTGGATTAGTAATCTGAACTTGGAAAAGTGAAGCACGAGCCCCACCTCCCTTTAAAGCTCCAGAGAACTCATTTACATTAAACGCCATTTTCGTATCTCCCGATTCTATACGTTATATTTATTACACTCGACCAACTACTTCAGAGAATTCTACACCGCTACGAACCGCAACGAAATTCAGCTGAATGAAGTTGATAGAACGAGCTGGTTTGATATAGATATCGCCGATAAA